TTACACTTCGTCTGATTGGCGTTTTACACTGCGGCCACCCTTCGGCGGCGGCGACAGGCGATCCATCGCCGCCCTCGCGAGATGCTCCTGCCGGGCGCCGGAGGCGTAGTGGCTCACCATGCTGACGGTTTTGTGACCGGTGATCGCGGCTATCTCCGCATGCGAACACCCCGCCTCGGCGAGCCTCGACGCCGCCGAATGTCGCAACCCGTGAAAGTGCAGATCCTTCGGCAACCCGAGGCGATCGCGGGTGGCGGCGAACACATGCCCGAAATGATGGGGCTTCCAGCTGGCGCCGTCGCGCCGAGTGCAGATCGTCGGCGCTGTGCGCGGCGCAGCCTCGAGCGCAGCTGCCAGCACGGGGGGAACGGGAATCACGAGCCGGACGCCCGTTTTCGACTGCGTCACCCGGATCTCGAGGCGCTCCAGGTCGAACGAGGACCAGAGCATCGTGAGCACATCCCCCTGTCGCTGCCCGGTGTAGAGTGCGATCAGGACCTCGAGCGCGACGGGGGAGCCGGGCGCGGTCATGGCGTCGATCTCGGCTTGGCGCCACACGCGGTGCGGCGCTTTCGTGTACTTGACCGGGTCGACAAGGAGCGCCGGGTTCTTTTCCAGCCATCCGCGCTTCATGCCCCAATTCAGGAGAAGCCGCAGGATCCCCAGAAGGGCATTTGCCGTGCGCGGGGTGGCGTCGAGCTCGTCGAGTCTCGCCTGCACCCAGTCGGGTTTCATCTTGTCGACCTGGCCGTGTCCCCATTCGCCGATGACCGGCGTCATCAGGCGGATGTATTCCTTCCGGGTGCGGTCGGTTAGGCGCGTGAACGCGCTATGGCCTTGATAGGCCAGCCAGAGGGCCTCGAGCGAACCCGGCATCACAAGGCGGTCCTGCGCCGCCGCCGCCGCGCCGGCTGCAGCTTCAAATTCCTTGTGGATCCGGTCATAGGCCAAGCGCCATTCGTACGAGCCGATCTCGCCATGAATGCGAAGGCGCGCGCCTGCCCGCCGGTAATAGGCGAACCGCTTACCGCGCGCGCGAACCAGATGAACGTAGGGCATGTGAACCTTCACTGCGCGGCTTGCTCCATCCGCCATCATCTGTCGATCCAGAAGCGCCGCGGCCAGCCAGTTCGTCAAGCCATTCTTCCAGAGCCTTGCGCAACCACAGCTTGCGGCCGGGCGCCCGGCTCGTCCGGCTGCCCTTCACGGTGATCGGGCTGGGCGCGCTGCCGGCGATCACCAGCTTCAGCAGCATGCTTCTGCTGAGGCCACAGAATTCAGCAGCCTCGTCGATCCCGAGCGCATACGGCCATGGTCGCTCAGTCATGCGGTACTCCGTCGCTTTCGAGGCCGATCACCGGCGGCTCAGAGCCGTGCTCGTGCTTCGCGGAGACGATCGGCGAAGTCCGCGCCTGCACGATGTAGCGAGGCTTTTGGCTTGGCGCGACGAAACCGATCTTTTGGCGCACCGGAACCACGCTGTTACGCTCGGAAAGCGAGTGGGTGGAACCAATCGGACCGAGATCGGGATAGAACCAATAGTCGTCTTCGATGTAGCCGGGCATTGTCATTTTCCTTCCGGCGACAGAGAAAGCGCTCCGTCGCTATCGAGATCGATTCCCGGCGGCGGCAGCTCGGCGCCTTGCGTCTTCAGGCATGAACCGGGCGGCAGGTGAAAGGCTCGCTCGTCCGCGAGGCAGGCGGCGTGCGTGCGGTGCCAGTGAGCCCGCGTCGCGCCGGGGTGGCCCGCGACCAGCGCCGGCACCATGATCAGCCAGAACGTCATGCGGCTTCCTGGTTGTCGACCAGATCGGACGGTTGAGCAGCCTCCGGCCGCTTCATCACCCAAGGATGGATCGCTCGTTCGAAGGACGCCGAATCGCGCCGTGGCATCAGTATTCCGATGAAGGAGTCATTGCCGCACTGGACAATCATGGCGCCGCCCCGCGTGCTCGGTATGATCGAGACTCCGGAGAATGCCGCGCGGTTTGCCACTTCCTGAAAGTCGGCGACCTGGTAGCCGTCGACGCAAAGTACGGGAGGAGGCGCCGGATCGTCAGGCATCTTCGGCACAACCCCGCGCCAGTTCGGAAACGTGCCGTTGATATAGGTAGCTGCGCCGATCCACTTCACGCGCTCAGCGGTCACATCGGCGATCATTTCGTCTAGGCCTTCGGCATCGTCGTTGATCCCGGACGCGTCGAATACGTGGGCTTGGCAGCCGCGATTCGTCGAGCTCTCGAAAAGAGCCAGCTGGGCCCGTTCTGGCTTAAGTGCTGGCGCTCTGAAGGCCTTCGGCATCCGAATGATTCGGGCCTCATCGATGAAGCAGGTGGATCCCTGAACGCAGCGAGGCGGTGACCGTCAGTCGCGACCATCGTCACGCCGCCATCCGGGTGGGGCTCGACGAACACCCCGTTCAGAAAATATCGGGTTCCGCTCCTCTCCTGAAAAAGCATGGCGAGAGCGAAGTACTTCGCATTGAGCAGGGCGGTGATTTTCATGGGGTTGTTTCTCCGGTGCGGCGCGCGCATCTGCAGGGCGCCATGATGAAGTTCCAAAGCCCGACCGCCTCCTGGTCGCCGGCGGCCTGCGGCCCGGTGGCGGCGCAGTGCCGGTTCGAGCACTCGACGTAGCGGGTTGAGGAGCCCTTCACCGCCGCCGCCGACTGGCAGGCCTTGCAGGGCTCGATCGGGAGGAGATTGCGCGCCTGGCGCCGCGGCGTTCGGTTCGCCCGGCGGCGGCTGAAGCGGATTGCATTCGCGCTCATGCCGCCTTCCCGCCCTGCAGCTCGTGGTACAGGTCGAGGAAGCGATCGCGGGCATAGCCAGGCGACCATGGGCGGATCGGGGTGGGGAGCGGCTGCTCACCGGCGATCTCCGCCCATTCCTTGGCCGTCAGGGGCATCAGGTCGCGCCCTTCGGTGGCGAGCATGATCTTGTCAGCCTTCCAGACCTCGGCCGGGATCTCCGGGATGCCGAAGCGGAAGAAGATCATCTGCTCGACGCGCCGCTCGAGATCCTGGTAGTCCGGCAGCATGCGCTTAAGCGGAGTGGACACGTCGCCCAGGAATGCCTCGGCTGCGTCGTGCAACAGGGCAGCCAGCCGGTGCTGGCGCGGCACACAGCGGCAGTTCGCGACATGCACACTGTGCTGCGCCACGCTGTAGAAGCGGCTCGTATGGCCGCTGAACCGGCAGATGTGGCTGAGCGCCTGGGCGATCGTGTCGATCGACAGCATGTTCGAAGACAGTCGGTCGAAGTCGAAATAGAGCCCGGAGGCCGTCATGATCCGCGTCATGTCGACCACACGAAGATGTAGAGAAGCACCGCCCACACGATCCCGCCCGCCAGGCAGGATCCGAGGACATGCGGCCAGCTGAATTCCGCGCGCGGGGTGATCTCGCGCTCGACAGGATCCGCGAGGATGCGATCGAGGTGGGGGCGTAGCGCGAATTCGGGGCGCGGCGCGTTGATGGCGCGACGAATCATGGGGATCTCCTGAGCGAAGACTGGCGCTCGACGATGACCTGCGCATGATCCGGTCCGCTGATGCCAAAGGGCTTGCTTGGTGGCGCGCAGTGCGCTGTGGGCAATTTCGGCGGCGGCGGAAGGGCGGTCGCAGGTTTCGTCTCTGCGGGTTTCGGGGGATTCGCCCATGCCGGAAGATCGACCACCAGCGCGCCGTCTTCGATTTCGAAAATGCAGGCCGTGGGTTCGGCGTCTATGTCGGGCATTCCCGGCAGGGGCGGAAAGCAAAGGCGCAGCAGGCCTTCGACCCGCGAGGCGGTGCCTGAAAATGCTTTCAGTTGATGCGGTCCGCCAGGAGAAATTCTGATCATGCCATCGTGTTTGCCGGCTCCGATCTCGACAGAAGCGGCCACGCCACGTTTGATCCAAGGCAGATCGACCTTATCGAGGCGGATGGCGACGGTGACGCGAGGCTTGAAGCGTCCGCCCGATTTCGAGCGCGCCACTGTGATGCCTGTTACGCCGTTGTTTTTCCGGGCGGCTAGTGGCTGTATCGGGCTCCAGGTCATGACCGCGCCGCCGACGGTATCGGTGCGCGGGCGACGACGTAGCCGGCGCGCTGAAGGTTGCCGAGCACGCCGAATGCAGCCGGCACTTTGGCCGCCACGACGGCGTCATCGAGGCTGTTATCCGCCATTGCCGCCGCCAGCACACTGGTCTGGTCGCGGAGTTCGAGGGGGGTGAGCGGGTGATCGGTGTTCGGCTCACAGCGCAGCGCGATCCGCGCACCGTGATCATGCAATGTATCGAGGAAATGCTGGACGTGCTGTTCCATCGATCCCGCCGCAGGAGCGGCGCCGATCGCGCGGCTCAGAATTTCTCTCGCTGAAGGTAGTGGCATCGGTGCCTCCGTCGTTGATGACGATCTCACTGTATGCGGAGTTTGCTACGCATGTCAATCATATTCGGCTTATAGTCCGCACTCGCTCACACGGTCATTTCCCGAGCCAACGGAAAACTCAAAATTTTTTCTTGCTATAGATACTGGTATCCCGTATTCAGAGCATGTGAACGGCCGCTTCGATTCCACGAAAGACGCAGCAAACCAGACCAAGCACGGCGTATCGCTCATTTTCGGTGACCGGATTTTCGAGGACGGCGGCCACTTGATCCTACCGTCCATTCGAGAGGTCGATGGCGAGGAGCGGTTTAAGGTGATTGGCCTCGTCGGCGAGAAACTGTTCACCGGCGTCTTTGTGTGGCGCGACGATCTTCCACGCTTTATCTCGGTGAGAAGGAGCAACAAAGGTGAAGAAAGAGCGTATCGTTCTGCCGGCTGATCCGGCCGACCCGGATGATTTTCCGGTTAGCGTCGAAGGGATGGACCGCGGCCAAAAAGCCCGGCTGATTCGCAAGACGCGCACCCATCTCGGACTATCCCAGGCAGAGTTCGCGGCACGCTTTCGGGTCCCGGTCGGCACGCTGCGGGACTGGGAGCAGGCGCGCTCGACCCCGCCAGACTTTGCCGTCGCCTATATCCGGGTGATCGCAATTGCCCCCGACGAGGTAGCGCGAGCCGTGGCTTAGGGCGAGAGAGAAAAACCGATAGGCATGCCCCAGGTGATCCGCACCGCCGCCGGCGAGGAGCTCGTCGTGCTGTCCCGCGCGGAATACGATGATCTCGTTGCCCGCGCGGCGGCGGCCGACGAGGACGACGACGATGTCGCGGCTTACGATGCGCGCAAGGCCGGTCTCGCGGTGGGCGTGGATGCGACGCTTCCCGCCGCCGTGAGCGCGCTCATGCTCAAGGGCGACACGCTGCTCCGGGCAATCCGCAAATGGCGCGCGCTGTCACAGATCGACCTGGCCGAACGCTCTGGCATAGGGCAAGGCTATCTATCCGACCTCGAAAGCGGGCGCCGCGCCGGCTCGGCTGACACGATCGAGGCTTTAGCAAAAGCCCTCGATGTGCCCTCAGCGTGGCTGACGCCCAATATTTAACAATTACATCAACCCTTCTCGCGTGCCCGCCAAGCTTCGATCATATCGTCGTGGCCGGACACTCCGGGCTGTTTCGCTGCCAGCCGGAGATCCCACGCAGTTGGCTTGCCACCAATCCCAGAAACAGAGCTCTGCGTCTCGTCGAGGGCCGCGCCGCAATAGCGGCACTTTTTAGCCTCTGCCCGTATCATCTCCGCACAATCCGGGCATTTCCTCATTCCATCTGCTGCCGCTCGATCGTCTAGAGCGGCTTGCGTCGGCGATAGAAGCAGCGCGTGAATTATCGCAATTAAGAAAAGAAAGAATCCATAAACATACCATAATCCGAATTCTCTGCCTTTTGACTGTGCAATTTTTGCCGGCAACAAAGGAAGCAACCCAAAGAAAGCCAAAATTATTATAAATCCCATTGTCGTTTATACCTTCATTTTTTGTTAAAACTTATAATTTTCTTGCGAACCACACAACTTTTCCGACAATTCGCGCCTCTTCAGCCAACACTTCATAGGTCGAAAATCGCTTGTTCTCGGAAATCAACCGGATCATCGGCGGCGACGAATGCGCGACACGCTCAAGCCATTTGATCACCACACCAAAGCCGTCCCAGAGAGCGAACAAACCCGGGTTGCTCGGGTTCGTCTTGCGCTGGTCGACAAGCACAAGGTCGCCATTCAGGAGCGTGGGTTCCATAGACTGACCTTCCGTTTCCATCACGACGAAGTCGTCGGGTTTTCCGCCCATCTGCCACTCGATCAGATCGGCAGACATCCAGAACGTCTTGGGAGGCGCGTGATCGTCTGGAAAGCCGCCGGCGCCGAGGCCCGCATTCACGTCCAGCTGGCGGATCGGCACGAAACGCGGCGGCGGAGCGTCTTCAGGCGGAAGGTCCGGGGACGGCGAATATTCATCCAGGCCGAGTAGCCAATTCGGGGTTGTCTCAAGAGCGGATGCGATCTTCGAAAGCTTTTCCGCGCTTGGATTTTCTCCGCGCTTAATCGTTCGGAGACCATCCGCCTTAAGTCCGGCCTTCAGAGACGCTTCGCGCGCCGACATACCCAGCTCGCTGAGTCGCAGCTCGATGTTTGCCCATAGGCTCCCGGTCGTCATGCGGAGTTTATGCCGCATTTGCGGAAAATAATCATGCGGACAATTCTCTCTTGACGAAACGGAGCATTCTCCGCATTATTCACCCCATGGACCTTCGACAAAACCTCCTCCGTCTGTTCGAGCGATACAGCGCCGCGATGGGCGTGTCGGAATCGCGGGTTTCAACGATCGTGCTGAGCGGCGGTCACCGGATTGCGCGCATCCGCGGCGGCGGCTCCTTCACCGTCGCGACCTATGACCGGGTTCTTCGATGGTTTTCCGACCATTGGCCTGAAGATGCGATATGGCCGGAAGGGGTAGAGCGGCCAACGCCCGCGGCGCAGCATCCGGAGGCCGCATGAAACAGCCATTCTGTCGTCGCCTGGAGCAATATCACCGGGACGCGCTGCGCGCTGCCACGCAGCCTCGGGAAAGGAAGCCGCGCCCTGGGCGCGTGGACAACGATTTGGCCTGGTATCGGTTACTCATTCGAGTTGCCCTTGGCACAATAGCTGGATCTCCCGTTCAAGATCGAGGCGACGCTCCGGATCAATCCGGAACCTCGTCATCTGCCGATCCATCGTGCTTGAGAGGCGGTTCATGAGCTTGCGCGGGTCAAGGCCATAATCATCGCGCTCGATCCTCATGAGCTCCATCACTACGATCTGCAGCGCAGCGATCTTCGTGGCGAGATTTTCCATCGCTTCCTCCGTTGCTGGTGTCGCGACCGCAACGGTAGGGACCGGCGCGCGGGCTGGCAACGGCTCGTGCGCCGGCGCTCCCGCCTGATGAATACCCTCCCGCATCTGCCGGCCTGCGGGGTTCCGGGTCGTTCGGCCGGCATTCTTGGACGTTTCCTCCTTAAACTCGCCGCCGGGCCGGTTCATTCCGCGCCCGGCGGTCTTTCTGGTGGGCCGCGCGGTTCGTTCCCGCGTCGTGGCGTCCTGGCTTTCCGCTTCTTCGATCTCATCTGTGGCCCTCTCCGTATCGTTGCTGAAACGGAGATCACCACAGATGTTTTCCAAGAGGTTGGACAATCCGTCCAAGGGCTTGGATTTTCCGTCCGAGGCCCAGTCGATCGAGGCGCGCATGCCTGAGTGCACGCTCGACGAGATGCAGCAGATCGTGCGCGCGGCGGCGCAGCCATACGAGCCAGGCGAAGGCATCAAGGCGGCGATCAATCGGTCCGCGCGTCGGCTCGGCCTGAATTTCCGCCGGGCGCGCGCCTACTGGTACGGCGAGGTGCGCCTCGTTCCCGCCGACGAGGCCGATCGCCTGCGCGCCGCCCGGGTCGATGTCGCCCGTGACCGCGCGCGCGAGCTGGCCGCTCTGATCCGCGAGTGCCGGCAGACCGCCGACGATATCAACGACATTCTGGATGCCTGCCGTGCCACCACAGACTGAACTGGAAAGCAGCGCGGCTGCGCCGGCGAGCCCATCGCCAGGATGGACCCATCACCACCGCTGGGGCTGGTGTGGCTGGGGATTTGATCCCGCGACCGGAGCGCGTCGCCTGTTCGTGCTCTCCATCACCACAGTGCGCGGGGACGCGATCGCCGACCGGCGGCGGCTTCAGGACCAGGTCGGCGCGATGGAGCAGCTGCTCGAGGCGTATCGGCATGAGGCGGAGCGGTTTCGCGACTCGCTGGCGCGGGCGAGAGACAAAATCCGTGGGATGGTGCGATGACGGATCCGCTCGACATTCCCGCGTTTGCACTGACCGACCGCCCGCGGGGCGGCTCGCTTGCCGAGCTGCAGTGGCTTTACGGAATGGCCGACCGGGCGAACGGCGCCGAGCGCCGCGCATACCTGGCCGAAGCCGCCGAGCTTTCGAAGAAGCTGCATCCGGATCGCGGAAGGCCGACGCGCCGACGCCGGAGGGCGTGCTGATGCAGCCACTTCTGCCCGGCGAGCTGATCGTCGACCTGTTTGCCGGCGGCGGCGGCGCTTCGCAGGGCATCTACCAGGCAACGGGGCGCCATCCGGACATCGCAATCAACCACGATCCGGTCGCGGTCGCAGTGCACAAGCGCAATCATCCCGACACGCTCCACTACTGCGAGAGCATTTGGAAAGTGCGGCCGGAAGACGCGTGTGGCGCGCGATCGGTCGGGCTCCTCTGGGCTTCGCCGGACTGTCGCCATTTCAGCCGTGCGGCCGGCGGCCGACCGAAATGGAAATCAGTTCGCAGCCTGCCAGGCGTTGTGCTCACCTGGGCGACACGCGTCAGGCCGCGCGTCATCGTGGTCGAGAACGTGCGCGAGATGCTCGGATGGGGACCTCTCCTCGATGACGGCACGCCGTGCCCGCGCCGTATAGGCCTGTCGTTCAAGACGTGGGCCGGTCGCCTGCGTGGGCTGGGCTACCGGGTCGAATGGCGCGAACTCTGCGCCGCCGACTTCGGAGCCCCCACGATTCGCACTCGGCTTGTGATCGTGGCCGCGCGAGACGGCGCGCCAGTTCGGTGGCCAGCTGCCACTCATTCGCGTGCTCCGTCCCTGCTTGAGCATCCATGGCGGACGGCGGCGGAGTGCATCGACTGGTCGCTGCCTGCGCGCTCGATCTTCGAACGGCCGCGGCCGCTCAAAGAGGCGACGTTGCGCCGGGTCGCCGAAGGGGTTGTGCGATATGTGCTGAAGCCGGAGCGGCCATACATCGTGCAGGGCGGCGGAGCCGCACATCTAATTCCGATTACCCATCAGGGGCGAAACCGAGGCAGCAGCCTTAAATCTCCTCTACCGACACTGACGTGCGCCAACCGCGGCGAGCAGGCGTTGGTCGTCGCGTTCATGGCGCAACACAACGGTGGCGTCATTGGGCGCCCGATGAGCGAACCGATCAGCACGCTCACGACACACGCGTGTCAGCAACAGCTTGTCGAGGCGACCCTATCGGACGCTGATCGCGCCGGCGCGGAACGCGTGGCTGCATTTCTGGTCCATTATTACGGTTCTGGCGGTCAGCATGGATCGCTTGCCGCTCCGTTGGGAACCATATCCACGCGGGATCGCTTCGCACTGGTGACCGTACACGGCGTCCCTACCCCGATTACGGACATCCGCATGCGGATGCTCGCGCCGCATGAACTCGCCCGCGCGCAGGGGTTCACCGCGGACTACGACCTCAGTGACGGCGGCCGCTTTAAGAAGACCGATCAGATCAGGCTAATTGGCAATTCGGTATCTCCGAACATGGCGGAGGCGGTCATCCGCGCGCAATTCGGCGTCGCCGCGGCGGCGGCCCAACAGGAGATCGCCGCATGACCAGCTTCGTCGCCGATAACGGGGCCGCCGTCCCGACTGATCTCCGGCCCTGCGACGTGTGCGGCGCGCCCTATTTCGCGGGCTCTCCCGGCACGGCGCCGACCGTGCACGCGGAAACCGGGGTCACTCTCGACGCAGGCGAACCGGCGGCGGCCTGGTGCGCTGAGCATTGGCCGTGGCGCAGCTGCCGCGGCCCTTGGCAGCCCAGCCTGTTCGACCAGCGGGCGCCAGCAAATTCAGGAGGCAATCTGTGAGCAAGAAGGCAGGTCCCGGGCACAACTCGGGCGACGATCACCCTGCGCAGGGCAATATCGCAGCGGATCGGCTGCGCAGCATTGTGGAGCGGATCGAACGCATCGAAGAGGAACGAAAAGCGCTCGGTTCAGACATCAAGGATATCTACTCCGAGGCGAAGTTAGCTGGCTTTGACCTGACTGCGCTCCGGCAACTTATCCGCGACCGAAAACGCGAGCCAGCGGAGATCGAAGAGCGAGAGATGCTTATCGATGTCTATCGTCGCGCGCTGGGTATGTGATGACCGGCCTCGCCTTCACATTTCGACTGGCGAAGCCGACGCTCACGCTCAACCGCCTGTTGAGAATGCGCCATTGGCGCCGCACGCAATATGCGCGGGATCTAGCCATCGAGCTTCGATCAACGTACCGGTCGCCGCCGCCGGCGCCGCTGGAGAAGGCGCGGGTGGTAATCCGCCGGCACGCCATCCAGGCGCCGGACTATGACGGCCTGGTCGGCGGCTGCAAGCCGCTGATCGACTGCTTGCTGGTGAGGAGCGACCGTCACCCGCACGGCCTCGGCTTCATTGTCGACGACAGCATCGATCGGCTGCGTCTTGTCGCCCAGCATGTGCAAGCGACTTCGCAGGCCGAGCAATGCACCGAGGTCGAGATATGGACCATCTGAGTTTCCCGGTGGCCGACCTTTCAACAGCGCCAGCCGCGGCGTTGCGAAGCCCCGTCTCCCTCACCAGCGCGGCCGGGTTGGCGGTGTTCCGCGCTGGCATGGGCAAACCCGATCGGCCGAAGCCGGATCAGCGTCCGGCAAATCGAAACGGGAAAGATGGGGCAGCGGTATCACGCATTCTCTGGAGGCACGCCCATGGCGACGATTCACCCGCTTAACCCAGCACGGAAATGGGACCCGGACATGACCGATTTGCCCGATCCGTTGACGCCCGCCGAATGCGATCTGCGGGATTACGAATGGATGCCGCTCGACATCAATCGGCTGCTCACATCGGAGACGTGGATCCTCGGCTCGGCCGAGGAGTGCAAGGCCGCGCTGACGCTCTGGTGCGAGGCCTGGCGACAAGTGCCGGCGGGCAGCCTTCCGTTCGATGACCGGATGCTGGCATTCCTGTCCCGCGCCGGCGACCTCTGGCCTAAAGTGCGGGACGGCGTTCTCCGCTCTTGGGTGCGATGCGCGGATGGCCGGATCTACCACCCGGTGGTCGCCGAGAAGGCGCTCGAGGCGTGGGAGATGAAGCGGCGCCAGCGGGAGCGCACGCGCGCCGCTACCGAGGCGCGGAAAAGCCGTTCGGCACGCGCACCTGTCGATGTCACGCCGCCGGCGCCCGAACGCGACGATGACGACACGTCAACCGTCACGTCTGACGACACGTCAACGTTACGTTCAACGTTACGTTCACCACCAGACCAGACCAGACCAGACCAGAACGGAGAAGAGAAGAATCAATCCTCACTCCGTTCGGATTGCGCGGCGCGCCGCCCGGATGCAACGACGGACGAGGTGATGCTCGAGGCAGTTCCGCCCGAGCAGATGGACATCCGAACGATGCTGTGGCGCATCGGCCTGCCGGTGCTGAGACGCATGACGGGCAAATCCGACCCGCAGGCGCGGCGCATGATCGGAAAATGGCTGCGAGATCTGGACGATGATTGCCGCCAGCTGGGGCAGCTGATCATCGAAGCGTCGGACACCCGGCCGGTCGATCCGGTCGCATGGATCAGCCGAGCGGTTGAAACCCGAAGCCAGCGAGGAGGGGGAAAAACGAAGCTTACCCGGCAACAGGAAGCCGCTATCCAGGCTGGACTCGATCCGTTCACATTCCAGCCCACTGCGGGAGACGGTTTGCCGCAATGACGCCTGAGCAGTGGGTTTTCGCGCTCGCGAATCTGGTTTCGCCGTCGTTCCCGGCCGATGCGGTCGGCCCGTTGCGAGCCATGATCCCGTTCCTGCCGCGCGAAGGTTTCCGGTCGGAAACGCTCGAGGCAGTGGCGATGGCGCCGCGACGCCAGTCCGTTCCGGCGCTCGACGAGGTGCGGAATGCGATTACGTCATGGCTTCGCGATCACCAGACACGCCGGCCGGCGCTCACGCACGATGGGCAGAAGCTGAACGACCGGCAGCGAGAGCATCTCGCCTGCGTCGTTCGCAGCCTGCCGCAGTCGGCGAATCCCGAGCGAACAATCAGCGTGCTGCATGCCGTGAGCGGCAAGGATGCTGTGGCGGAACTCGTCCAGCAGTTTCCGGAATTCCGCGCAGTCTGTGAACGGCGCGGATGGCTGCCTGTTGTCGTTGAACCGCTGACACCAGAACAGCGGCGCCAGATCACGGAGGTCTGCTATCGCGGATGACGATACATGGCTGACGCCGGATCAGCTGTCACAGCGGTGGCAGAACATCGTTTCTGTCGGCACGCTGGAACGATGGCGCTGGCAAAAGACTGGACCAGCCTACACACGGATCGGTGGCGCTGTGGTCTACTCGCTGCGGAATGTGCGTGCCTGGGAACGACGCAACACGATCAACACGGACGGCCGAGCACCGCGCGAGCGGGCTCTCAGGGATCTGTTCGACAACGGGGATTTCACGATCGATGCCGCACCACCCACACAGCTCATCATGCTGCCGATCAAGACCGTCGCGGCCATGCTCGGCGTTGGCGCGGTGAAGGTGCGTAGGCTTGTCGACGAAGGCAGGCTGGACGAAGTCCGGCTTACCGGGCGTCGGCTGATCACCTTGGCATCAGCCGAAGAGCTTGCCCGATCGCTGCAACGCGACGCCAGGCTGAACGCGCGTGCAGCCGCTCAGAGCGCCGCTGATGGCAGCACCGCTGCACGGCACGCCGCGCGCCGTGAAAGCAACGAAAGGCGCTCCAGCGATCGTCCTCGCCGCCGCAATGCCGAAAAATTCTCGGGTCCTTCCCCCGGGTCGGCCTATCGCGGGTAACGCGCGACCCCGTTGCGCGCCTAGCGATAGAAATTTTGAAATTGGTTCGCGAAATGACTGCACAAAAATTGATCAATTCGAAAAGCGCGGCCAAGGAACTGGGAATTACGCCGCGCGCGCTGCAAAAACTCGCGAACCAGGGGAAAGTCCCATCGGTTCGCGAAGGGCGCAAGATGCTCTTCGACCTGGCCGCGGTGAAAGCCGCACGCGCCCGCAACCTCGATCCGTTCCGTGGCGGCAAACACGCCGCGCCGGCGGTGGCTGATGCGCTCTTCGAGAACCATGACGAGGCGCTCGACGGCCTGCCGCCCGAACCGGACGATGATGACCATCTTGAGCCGATCGGACTGTCTCGCCAGCGCACCGCGCACTGGCGGGCGCGCGCCATGCGCAACGAAGCGAAGCTCGGCGAGGTCGAACTGAAGATCCGCACCGGCGCGCTGGTCGAGGCCGAGGATGTCAGGCGCCAGCAATTCAGGATTGCCCGGGCATTCCGCGACCGCATGCTGAACATCCCGGATCGTGTGGCTTCCGTTCTGGCAGCGGAGACCGACGCGGGCAGCGTGCACGCGGCCCTTACGAAAGAGATCCGCGACGCATGTGCAGAGCTGGCCGCGCTTGATGTCGACCAGCTGCCTGACTGAGGGGCTTCTCCGCGGCATCGAGGTCGATCCAGACCTCACGGTCTCGGAATGGGCCGACGAGCACCGCATGCTGAGCCAGAAAGCCTCGGCCGAGCCGGGCCGGTGGCGCACGCAACGCACACCCTACCTGCGCGAGATCATGGACGATTTGAGCCCGGGCAGTCCGGTCATGTCGGTAGCATTCATGGCGGGCGCGCAGGTCGGCAAGACAGAGACCGGCAACAACTGGCTGGGGTTCATCATGCATCATGCGCCAGGGCCCGCCATGATGGTTCAGCCGACCGTCGACACGGCCAAGCGGGTGAGCAAGCAGCGCCTGGCGCCGATGCTCGAGGAAAGTCCGGCGTTGCGCGGGCTTGTTCGCGACAATCGGTCCCGTGATTCGGGCAATACCCAGCTGTCCAAAGAGTTTCCGGGCGGTATCCTCATCATCGCCGGCGCGAACTCGGCGGTCGGCCTGCGCTCGATGCCGGTGCGCTATCTGTTCTGCGACGAGATCGACGGCTATCCGATGGATGTCGACGGCGAGGGCGACCCGATCCAGCTCGCCGAGAAGCGCACCACCACCTTCGCCCGCCGGAAGATCTTCAAATGCTCGACGCCGACGATCCGCGATGTCAGCAGGATCGAGCGAGAATTCCTCGCCGGCGACCAGCGGCGCTTCTACGTGCCCTGCCCGCATTGCGAGCACATGCAATGGCTGCGCTGGGCGAACATGAAGTGGGACCGCGACGAGCCACGAACCGCCGCCTATGCCTGCGAGGCCTGCGGCGTACTGATCGAGGAGCGGTTCAAGCCGCAGATGCTGGCGGCGGGCGAATGGCGCCCAACGGCCGAGTGTGCCGACCGGCGGATCCGCAGCTATCACCTTTCCAGCCTCTACAGCCCGCTCGGCTGGAAGTCCTGGGCGGACATCGTCGCCGAATTCCTCGCCGCCAAGGGCGATGCGCCATCGCTGAAGACCTGGGTGAACACCGTCCTCGGCGAGACCTGGGAGGAGGAATACGCGGCAAGGGTCGATGCCGATGGGCTGATGAGCCGGATGGAGCCATATAAGCCCGGCGTCGCGCCCGCCGCGGTGCTGGCGATCACGGCGGGCGTGGACGTGCAGGACAACCGCATCGCGATCGTGATCATCGGTTGGGGCGAAGGCGAGGAGTCCTGGCGCATTTCGCATCAGGAGATCCACGGCGATCCGGCGAAACCCGAGGTCTGGCTCGAGCTCGACAAGGCGCTGGATGCGATCGAGCACGCGCTGGGCGTGCAGATGCCGATCGCCGCGGTGGCGATCGACAGCGGCGGTCACTTCACCCACCAGGTCTATCAGTTCGCCCGCGAGCGCCGGCGGCGGCATGTGCTGGCGATCAAGGGCCAGTCGCAACGGAACAAGCCGGCGATCGGCAAGCCGACCAAGGTCGACCTGAACTGGAAGGGCCAGACCGTGAAGGCCGGCGCCGAGGTCTATCCGGTCGGCACGGACACGATCAAATCCGTGATCTATGGCCGGCTGAAGTTCAACGAACCGGGCCCCGGCTATTACCATTTCCATGACGGGCTCAGCGCCGAGTATTTCGAGCAGCTGACATCGGAGAAGCTGGTCACCCGCTACACTAGGGGCTTTCCGATCCGGGAATGGACCAAGAAGCCCGGCGCGCGGAACGAGGCGCTTGACTGCGAGGTCTATGCCTATGCCGCCCTGCAATGGGTCTACACGCGGCACAACCGCAAGACGGTCTGGCAGACGCTCCGCGCGCGCCTGGACGAG